GGCGCCTCAGACGAAAAGCTGAGCCGCACTTTGCGCGTGCTTTCGTCCAACACCGTGACGCCAACCTCGGCGCGGTACAGTGTCGGTCCCATCAATTTTTCACGCGCCATTTTGCGCGGCTCCTTGTGTCTGTGTCGGATCGTTGCCGGCAGTATCTGCATTCGCTGAGCCGACCGCTCGTCGCGCGTCAGATTCTACGACAAGGCCAAGTCTGTCAAGTTCGGACTGCGCAAACTGCATTTCCTCGGCGTGCTGGTCAAAAGTTTTGCCCAACTCTCGCAGCGCCTCCGGGTACGTCACCAGTCCAGCGCGGACAGCATCACGGAGCGCCGGATACTCGCGCGACGGATCGACAACGGTTCGACGCGGTGGCGTGTGCTCCCATGTCACCGCGGCCGCATCTTGGTCGCTGATGATGCCGCGCGCCACTGCGCGACGTAGCCACCATTCACAGACTCGGCTGACAAACATCGGAATAAACATCTGCCACTGCCAGCCGTCGATGTTGCGCTGAAACTCCTGCCATCCCATGCGGCCTGAAGAGAAATTGACCTCACTCAGATCGCCCGTCAGTGCTTCGTAGCTCATGCCTAGACCGGCAGCGATGCGACGGAGGCGGGCTTGCACGAAAGGCGAGTAGTCGGAATTGGTGGGCGCGTTCGGGAATGTGATCTTGCTGCCGGGAGGAAGCAATTCCAGCGCACCGGGCTCGATCTTGTCGCTGATTGTTACGCCCGTTGGAGTCGCTGCGCCTAGACTGGATCCGCCCTGCTCGACGAATCCCGCAAAGCACGCAGCCACCTTCTGCTTCATCAACGTGGCGTCTTCGTACCCGTCCAGATCGTGCAGATCCATGACGACAGGCGCAAACCACGTGATCCCGTCGCGCTGACCTAGTCGGTCAATACGATAGACGTGGGCGACTCGGCTTGCCGGATACGCCGTACTAGTTGTGCGGACCATGCCTCCGGTCGTATCGCCCGGATGCTGGTCGTACAGGTAGTACGTGACCGGGGCGCCGCGGCTGTCGTAGTCGATGCCACGAGTACCGCGCGACTCGTCCAGAAACTCGCGCTCCATCAACTGCAGCGACAGATCGCCGTCGGCTGCGGTTGTTTCTAGCACGAAGCAAGCGCCGCCCTCGGCGATTGATCGGAACCCTACGGCCTGCGTTCCGAACCAGTCCAGCTGCCTCGTGGCAGAGACATTTCTGGAGCCGGCCCATGCGGTGAATGCATCGCGCAGTCGCCGTGCCTTGATCTTGTTTGGATGCTTGGGCTCAGACGTGATGCCGTAGCCGATGGCGTTGTTGACCAATCCTGCCAACGCCCGCGCAGCCCATGCGTTGTTACGGACAAGATCGCGCGCAGCCTCAGCGGATGGCAATTGCTTGCCGACCAATGATGCATTCGCGTCACCACCGACGCGGCGGCGATTGCCCAGCCTGCGCCCTTGGTCGGCGGCTTCGTAGTGACGCAGTGCCGCGCGCGCCTGAGCACGGCGCAGGGCCATACCTGGGGCGACGCTTGCTAGCACTTTGTCAATGATTCCCATCATGCGCCCTTCTGCACGTCGGGATAGATGCGTGTCGAACCGTAGCTTGTGCGCTCGCCCGTCGTAGCGATTTCGGAGACCATGATCTGCCGCAGCCGCATCATTTCGTCCAGCGAATGATAGTCCACTGTTCGCGTACCATAGCTGACGCGGCGAGTCCCGGTTCGGATCGCCGCATCAAGCGCCGCAAGGTCCGCAGATGTGAACGCCATCAACCACCACCCCAAAACGTAGACTTTCGCCGCTGGATGCCTTGCTCTTTGGGCGCCTCGCCGGGCTTCAGGACAAGCTCGTTTACGTCCCATTCCGCGGCCCAAGCTGGCGGATTTCGCCAATCTATGGCGTCCGCCTTCAGCGCAGTGTAGCAGGCTTCTGCGTAGACGCAAAGGTCGATGGTTTCGTTGTGCCTGCTACCCTTTTGCTCCCACCCTTTCGCCGTCCGAGTCTCTGCCGACAGCTCGCGCACATGCGCAGGGTCCATCCATTGCGGGATGTGGAGATAGCCAGGGCCGGGCGTTTTGCGTTCCAAGTCCGCGGCAATCGTGTCTTTGATCGCGTCGGTATTGAGCAGCAGCACCGGCACATCGTTAGCTGCGCCCGAGTGACGATCGGATCGTCCGCGAGCGTCAGGGTATGACTCCAGGACTCGCGGGCCGGTGTCACGACCTTTGACCAGCCTGAATTTGTGATCCAGCCCGAGGCGCGCGATGTGTCGGTGAAAATCGTAGGCGCGCGCGGTGACGCCATCTTCACCGCCAGAGTCGCACGCAGTCAGGCGGACTGCCATGACGCGGCCTGAGCCGTCTGCTAGCGGATAGGTGCGCGTGATGCATTTCTCAATCAGTCGGTGCCAGTCTTCGACATATCCCGCAGGATCGCAGGGCAATAGCTCGCCATCGGTTCCGTGGCGCTCGCTGTGTCGGAGGGCGTAGCGGTCAACAATCCAGCGTTCGCGGTGAGCACCGTATGCCATGACCTGGACGACGAAACCGCGGCGCTGGCCGGCCTGGACGTCGATGGTGGCAACCAAGAAGCGCGCGCCAGCTGGAACTAGGGATTGCGGGTAGTCTTCGCGCTGATCCTGAGTGAGTGCGGCCGACGCGCGTTTGCGGATTGCCGGATCGATGAACGGCATGGCCTGATCGACGTTGAGCGTCGTTTTCAGTGGCTCGCTTTCGGCGTTGATCGCAAACTGCGCCACCGCGCGCAGATAGCGCTCAACCAGCGATTCCCACGATTGGTAGGCCGCTGCGACGCCGCCCAGCCAATACGACGGTGTTTTAGTCGCGATAGCGTCACCGCTGAGCGTGCCGTCACGCGCGATTGATTGTCCGCGCGGAACCCATCGTCCGGCGATCAGCATCCGGCGCTTGTGCGTCTGATCGATCTGCGCGCCACATTCCGGGCACCAGATGCACGAGTGCTTGGCGGACAATGCCGCAACGTCTGGCGCATCCTCGCGAAACATCCGTACCAGTTCATCAAACGATGGCAGGCAAAACAGATCGACGCCCGGCCGCATGCAGAAGTATTCGCCACAGTGCGGGCACGGGACATAGTACATGCGCTGGTCGCCCTGCGCGTACAGCGACAAGATGCCCTTTGCCGGTGGCGCTTCGTGCGGGTGCGATGGCGTCCACTGCGGGTCGTCATAATCATTTGCCGGGTTTGACTCGGCGATGCAGAATCCGGCGCTCATGTAAGTCTGAGTGCGCTTGATTGCCAGACCCCAAGATTCGGATAGAGCCATGTCTCCAGTTGCGTTATCGGCGTCAACGATAATGATTCGCTTGATCTCTTTGCCAGATAGAGCGCCGCTTGATGGCCACACAATACGGATAATCATGCCAGACGCCATGATTTTTCGGAATGCGTTGTCATCGTTTGCGCGCTTGCCCATTTTTACGCGCAGCAGTGGCGATCCTCGCAGAGTGCGCCTAATTCTTGACTCTCCATAATCGCCTGCGTCTTTTTGAGACTTCTCGACGACCATGCAATCAGCGGGATCATCGGCGATTGTGTAGGCAAGGACGCAATCAGACAGCGCGATGGTTTTGCCGCTACGCGCCGGGCCGACAAATGCAAGCCCTTCGTAAATTCGCGAGCGCACCATATTCATGGGCTCTACCATGTAAGGCGCTGTCTCGGGGTTCCAGTTCTCGCGGGCGCCGGAGGGGTCGACGATCTTTAGGACGCGCGCGGCGGATTCAGCAACTGTTGTATGCGTCGGCGGGCGCAGTAACTCGCGCACGCCCATTCTGATCTCACGAGCAGATCCGTATTCAATCATCGGATTCCTCGCGCTCGGTCATTTCATAAAAGCGCTGACGTTCGGCGTGAATGGCTTTGTGCATTTCCTCGATTTGATCCGGGCGCATGTGCACCAGCCGTTCGAGCACGTCTGGCAGTGTATCCAGAAATTGCACAAACGTCCGCGCCATTTCGGCCATTTGCTCGTGCACCTCTGCGGCCGGGATCAGCTGTTTGGCGTCAGTCTCAAGCGCCAGTCGCTCGCGCTCGGATTGATACCAAGCGCGGCGCTCCATCGGCTTGAGTTTCTTGGGATCGGTCGTGTCTGGATCGCTTCCAAGGACCGGGCCTAGCGCCGCTTCGATAGCTTGGCGACCGTCGTAAACCGGGTAGCCGTCGCGCATTCCTGCGGGTTTCACGTTGGCATTGGCGAGGCGAGCGGCCACCGTCGCGCGGTCCATGCGCAGGAGTTCGGCGACTCGGGAGATGGAAACGAGCCTCAGGCGCTCTTTAGTCTCTAGTGGTGCGACCATATGCCTATGATGCTGGGGGCCTAGGGGCCGAAAAATTCGCTAATACCGCGGTGGCACACCCACGGTGTGTTTTTTTGCTTTCCAGGACCCGCCTAAGTGTCGCCGC